TGCTTGTTGTTCCTTATACTTTGTCCATAGATCATCATGTTGAATTGGTAGTATAACGTATCTGTTGTTTTCTGGTTGTAAAATCGGTTCTAATTTGTTCATGTTTCTTTTTGGGTTTATGTTATTATTTTGTTTTTAAAACTACTTTGGTATCATGTGTGTTAACTAAAGCTTTTTGGACTTCTAAGATCTTTTAGTGGCAAAGTTAATAGTAAACCCGTTAAAGCTGTAATAATCCCTTAGAACCAGCCCTGCACACTTCGAGGCGAAAAAAAAGACATCTCTATAGGTTTCCCTGTAAAGTTGTCTTTTTTGTTTTACGCTGAATAAATACTATCATAATAGTTAATCCATACGTCCTCTCCTCTTAATACCGCATCCCTAATAATAGGATATATTTTTACATAAGCTGCTTTAGAACCACCTATAAATGGTGCATCGTCTGCGGAATTTGTCATCCCAACAAGTAAACATCCTGCTGTATCATCATCGTCATTTCCGATGTGAATCAATACATACTCAAAATTAGGTACTTCTACTATATGAAGCATTCCTTTATGAAAGTCTTCTCCAAACTTATTTGAATACCTTTCGTGAAATCCACCTTCTGTTCTTAATTGAATTCGGTATCTCCCTTTTGGTATTCTAGTTTCTCCATAAACTTTCTTTGTTCTAAACTCGTCTTCCAAAGTGTGTACTTGGAATTCGCCATTAATAAATAATAATCCATCTGTAAATTCTTCTTGATTATTATACCTTACTACATCTACATCCATAATTTTTATTTTTTATTATCTATCTTTGATATTAAATTCGTTAGTATATTCTTTAAGAATTTTCTAAGTCCTATTAATAACATTGATACTGCGTCAATTTTATCTATTTTCTTTTTATTTTTTGCTGCATATATATTTCCTAATATTGAATAAGCCTCTGAGACTATTAATACGGAGATCGATATATTTACAACTATTCCAAAATCATATCCCAATGCTTTTCCAAGTAAAGCTATTGTAAGTGGTATAATTAAGAAACATAATTTTAACATGAACCCAATGAGCATAATCTTAAACTTAAATTTATATCCAAGTCTTACAGATTTAAAAGCCCCAAGTGCTGAGTCTAAACACATAAATACCATTAGTATCATAAATGCTTCTATTTTAATTCCTAAATAAGCGAATACGAAATACGCTACTATTTTTAAATGTTCCAATTTTTTATTATTTTAGCTTGTTATGGGGTAATAGGGAGCTGTCTTTGAGCCCCCCTTTCTTGTATTTATTCGATTATCTTTCTTCTACATCCCATTGCGAATCTACTTCTAGTGTACAATTTGCTGAAGATGTTATATTTTGAGCTTCCCAATAAAGAAAATCATCCTGAGCCATTGAAATACCAAACGTACCTGTATAGTATGTAACATCTCTAGAACCTGCCAATCTGTCAATGGTTCTAATCTGAGAGTATTCTGTAGTTACTGAACCTCCACTATTCTTTTTTAAATGAATCTGATATTGATTATCCTGTAATCCCCTTAATACAAAGTTCATTGTAATTCTAAATTCTCTAGGATCTGTACCTAAGTGCCTAAATGAATAGTTAAAGTTAGAGTCAAAATGTTGCAAGTCTGAATCTGTAAAAGTACCTGCTATAACTGTTGAAGTATTTATAGCAACTAAAATAGTTTCAACTTCAGTTGTTAAATCTTTCAACCCTCCAATAAATGTATTTCTCAATCCTTGATTATTATCCCAATCTGAGGCTAAATCAGCGTTATTTATATTAGGTGTAAGGTTTGAGTCTCCTGAATTTATTACACCATCCCTAGAGACTATACATCCTTTCATTTGTAAGGTACTAGGATTAGGAAAGTTAATATTAGAAAAGTCTAATAGAGGCTGTAACGTTCCTAAGTCAACATTAATATCTGTTAAGAATCTACTATTCATTTGAAACAAAGTACCTGCTTTAAATAAAGGTTCAGTAGTTGTATCGCTCATACTTCTTACAATCGAAGTTGTAATCCTGTAACCGCCAACCCATAATCCATGCAACGTTAATGAAGGTGAACCTCCAAATCTACCTGTTCCCTCTTCTAAACCCTGTCTAAAGTTATACAAATCACCTAATGAAGTACAGTTATTATAGTTAACTCTTTGAAACTCAAACGCATCAAATCCTGTTGCTGAATATAATTCATAAACTTTAGAATTAGTTCCGCTTACATCTACTAAATAATCTTGTCCTAAAACATTTCCTGATCCAATCTCTGGAGTTTCTGAAATAAACATCGTATAATTATCTTCTGATGAAGTTAATCCACTAATGTCAAATGATAGTCCCTTAATAGTTATTCCTGTTGGAGGAACTGTAATTTGAGTTGAACCTATATTAATAATTCCATCAAGTAAATACTGACTTCCAGAATTTATTATGCCACCTATTGTAGTTTTATAATTTTCTTGAGTGACAATAATCGCATTTGATACTCCATGAATTAAATGGCCTTTCCCATTTTTATTATATTTGTAAAAATTTCCTGTATCTTCTGAAAAATATGTATCGCCGTATGGCAATCGATCTGGCTTTTCACTATCTAACCCGCCATAATGTTTGTTGTTGAATTGTTTTTCTACTGCCATCTTATTTTGTTTTTAATTGTTATACTATATGAAATATCATTGGGGTAATTATTGGCACTGCGCTATAAATGAAATCGGCTAATTCTACATTTCCTTTTTTCATCCATCCGTCATAAATTATTTCTTTTGCTCCAACTATTAAAATTCCTAATAGTCCTCCAATTATAGTCATACAATTTATACCAAAACTTAAGTCTATAATTAATCCTATAAACATTAATGGATATCCTACTATCATTCCTAATAATACGTGATCCTTTTTATCATCTGCTATATTGTTTATAATTTCTGCTATCTTCTTTATAGTTTCTATTATATTATTTATAGTTTCTTTTATTTTATTCTTTACTATCTTTACTATCTTTTTTATCATAAGTTTTAATTGTATTTTAAGATAGTTTTAAAGGACCCTTATTTAAAAAATAGGTATTAATCCATTTTATATGTCAAAGTCCTTTAAACTAATCTTTCTGTTATTCTTAACTATATGCTTAATGTTAACCTAACCGCTGCTAGATTTTATAATGTTATAGTCTCATATGTCACATATATATCAACAGTTGAATTTCCAGTAGTTGGATTAGCTGATAACATATTAGTAACAATACTAGTATTTTCTCCTGCGTCAACTGGAGTGTTAGCTGAACCTGATAATATTTTAGTTGCAGTGCTTTCTAAAAATGAATTTTGAAAACTAACAGTTCCCGAAGATGGTGATAAATATTTCAACCCAAACGATCCCGGTGAAACATAAGCTACTGAATTATAATTTAATCTAACTGTAGCTGATATTACACTAACAATTTTACCGGCTCCTGGTGCTGGTACAATTTCAATAGGTGTCGTAAAAAGATTCTTTACTTGAGTAGATGTTAAAGTAACTTTAACTTTACTCATTACTGGAACATCAGAAGTTACCGAACCATCAGCCATTAAAAACTGAGAACTCGTTCCTCCATCTTTTACAAATGAACCAGCATTAACTGTTTCATAAGAATTGTCTTCACCATTAATAAAGTGGTGACCATTCTCAGCTCCGTAAATCATTCCATTTGCTGGAACTTCATTTTCTGCTGTATCAATTTGTTTAATGAAAGCCCACGAATCTCCATTAGAATCAAAAGTTACTTTATTGTTTATAAGTATATCTACAGAATCTCCTTTGATATTACCGTTAACTGATAAAGTATTTGTATTCGTTTGGTCAGGAGTTCCTGAATATCCAATCTGAAGTCTAGAATTAATTCCACTTGCACCATCAGCTTTTTCATGTGCTGTTAAAACTATTCTTGCAACACCTTCTTTTAAAGCTATTATTTGACCTGCTGGTATTTGGTCATTGTTATTATTATACAAAGTTCTAGTTGTATTATAAAGTTCAACTCCCGCATATGAAGCTGCTCCTAAATTACCTTGACCTTCTATAGAATCTGAACCATTAAATAATGTGTGAGTTCCCTCATTTGGCATTACTTTACCATCGTAAGAAGCTATAAAATGATTTCCTGAAGCACTAGTGTTTCCGTATCCAAATACTCTACCAAATTTTACATCTGGAGAAGCTGTTGAACCAGTGTTCAAATAATCAATAGTCACTAACGCTGTACTTCCTTTCGTTTCTATTTCTGCTCTTGTAGCATCTGTAGAAACCACTTCTTCAGAATGTGTATTACCATAAACTGAAAGAGTGTTCATATCTGTTTGATCTCCATAATTATCAGGTGGCGTATAACCAACTTTTAATCTAGATGAGATATGTGAAGATGCTTCACTCTTTGATTTAGCTATTATAGATGTCATTGCTTTTCCAGCTCTTCTCATCCATAAAACTCCATAAGGTGTTTGGTCATCAGTAGTAAAATTGTACTTTGCAGTTTCAATGTAAGTAGAAATTCCAGCTCTTGAATTAATTGAGCCTGCTCCTAAATTACCTTGTCCTTCAATATGAGGTGCTCCTAAAAATGGCATCACATATTCGTCAGTTGCTAATACTCTTATTCCACTTACTGTTTCTCCTGGAAATGCATCAAATGCAACTTCTCCACCATATAAATGTTCATTAGAACCCATACTCTGAACTGAGTCGGTAAATATTTTAGATCCTGCTACAGTTTCATCTGAAGTCAAGTCTACATAATCTAAACCTGTTAAAGTTTGATCTCCAGTATTCGTTCCAGATAAATTTGAACCAGAAACTGCTCCAGTTAATGTAAAACCACCTACTGTTGTTCCACTTCTAATTACTTCATAAGCATACTCAGTAGTGCTTTTGTTTGTTGTAGAAACCGAGAAGTTAGCCCCATCTGTGTTTGCATTATTTGTTGAACGGTATGTTCCAGTTAAAGCTTGATCAACACCTGCTAAAGTAACAA